GTCTACAAAAACTTGCAGCAGCTAACTCAAACGTAGCAACTAAACATATATTACAGTCTTTAATGTATGTAACTGTTAGAACATGTGAGAATATAAGTCTGAGAGTAGCAGACATGTTAAGCTTCCCTTTAACTAAAGATGCGTTAATGAACTCTATAAATTCAGTAAACGTAGCTACGTTGCAGGAAATAAGTGATTTAAATGTGCATGAGTTTGGTATATTCTTAGAATTAGAACCAGAAGAAGAAGAAAAAGCGCAGTTAGAAAATAATATACAAGTTGCACTACAAACAGGTAGCATAGCCCTTAGTGACGCTATAGATATTAGAGAGATTAGAAACTTAAAGTTAGCTAATCAGTTTTTGAAGCATAGGCAAAAAATTAAAAGAGATCAGGAGCAGCAAGCACAACAAGCTAATATTCAAGCGCAAGCACAGGCAAACGCTGAGACAGCTGAAAGAGCTGCTATGGCTGAAGTTCAAAAGCAACAAGCTTTAGCTCAAACGGAATTACAAATAGAACAAGGTAAATCTCAGTTTAAGATACAGCAAATGCAGCAGGAAGCTGAAATAAAAAAGCAGTTAATGGCTGAAGAGTTTCAATACCAAATGCAATTAGCTCAAGTTAGAGCTGACGCTGAAAAAGGAAAACTTCAAGACATTGAAGACAGAAAAGACGAAAGAACAAAAATACAAGCAACTCAACAATCTGAGTTAATAAACCAAAGGCAAACCGACTCACTACCAAAAAACTTTGAATCCGCAGGTATGGATAATTTAGGTGGTTTTGGTTTGGAGCAGTTTGATCCTAGGTAAAGAATTTTTTAATTATTTAATTATATTATATTATGTCAGAAATAGTAAAACAAGAGGGAGACTTCAAAATTAAGGCTAAGCCTAAAAAGCCTAAAAAGTTAGTCACTGATAATGAAGTGATTAAGGTAGAAATGCCAAAAGTAACTCTAGAGCAAGCTGAAAAAGTAGCTCCAGAAATTACAAAGATAGAGATTAAGCCTGAAAAAGTAGATCAGATCGAAGAGGTTGTTGTCAAAGAAGAAGAACCAACGAAAGTTGAAAATGCAGTAGCTGAAGATTCAGTTATGCAAGAGATTATCGATGAAGAGGTTGAGACTGTTACAGAACAAGTTGAACAAGCTGTGCAGGAAAACAAACAAACAGGTAGAGCTTTACCTGAGAACGTTGAGAAGTTAGTTTCTTTTATGGAGGAGACTGGCGGAACAGTTGAGGACTATGTTAGATTGAATGCTGACTACTCAACAGTTAATGACGCTACTTTACTTAAGGAGTATTACAAAAAAACTAAACCTTATTTAGAAGGTGAAGATATAGATTTAATCTTAGAAGACTTTTCGTATGACGAAGAGTTAGATGAGGAAAGAGAAATACGTAAGAAAAAAATTGCGTATAAAGAAGAAGTTGCAAAAGCTAGAAACTTTCTAGAGGAAACAAAGAGTAAATACTACGACGAAATCAAGTTGAGACCCGGCGTAACTCAAGACCAACAGAAAGCTACTGATTTTTTCAACCGTTACAATGAAGATCAAAAAGCTGCAAAACAACAGCATGACCAATTTGTACAAAGTACTAAAAACTTATTAAACGATGATTTCAAAGGTTTTGATTTTAATGTTGGTGAGAAAAAATTTAGATACGGAGTCAAAAACGTCAACGAGGTTGCCGAGGCACAATCTGACATTTCTAATTTTATAGGGAGGTTCCTAGATAAAAAAGGAAATATTGCAGACGCTAAAGGTTATCACAAAGCTATGTATGCAGCGCGAAATGCTGACACTATAGCTCAACACTTTTACGAACAGGGTAAAGCCGACGCGGTTAAAGATGTTGTAGCTAAATCAAAAAACATAAGCACAGAACCTAGAAAAAATTCTAGTGGAAATGTATTTGTTAACGGGTTAAAGGTAAAAGCAATTAGCGGTTTTGATTCTTCGAAATTAAAAGTAAGAACAAAAAAATTTAACTAAAAACAATTAATTATTATGGCATTAGATCCATTATTTGGTAGTATCGTACCATCACAAAAACAACAAGCATTAGCTACAAACTTTTTATCATTCAACGGAGGAGCAAATCCTGGAGATAGCGACACTTTCGCTCAACAGTATTTACCAGAAATCTACGAACAAGAAATCGAGCGTTACGGAAACAGAACGTTATCTGGATTCTTACGTATGGTAGGAGCAGAGATGCCAATGTCTTCTGATCAAGTAATCTGGTCAGAACAAAATAGATTACACATCTCTTACACGGATGTATTAAACGACCAAGCAAATACTTTAACTATTACACCTTCTGCAACTGTAAAAAATGTAATTTCAGTTGGATCAACTATCGTTGCTATCGACAAATTAGGAGCAGAATTAAAGTGTGTTGTAACCGCTTCTAACCTTTCTACAGGTGTATTGACAGTTGCTCCTTACACTGCTACAACAACTGCTTCTTTAGCGACTACTGGTGTAAAAATCTTTGTATACGGTTCAGAATATGGAAAAGGATCAAGCACTCCTAACTACTCTGCTTCACAGACAGATGGTTATGTAAGCGTAGAGCCTGATTTCACGCAGTTCTCTAACTCTCCAATCATCATTAGAAACAAATACGTAGTATCTGGATCTGATATGGCTCAAATCGGATGGGTAGAAGTTGCAACTGAAGACGGAACTTCTGGATACTTATGGTATTTAAAAGCTGAATCTGAAACAAGATTACGTTTTGAAGACTATTTAGAAATGTCTGTAGTAGAAGGAGAAAAAGCTTCTGTAACTGGTGCTGGATCTGCTGCTGCAGCTGGATACAAAGGTACTGAAGGTTTATTTGCTGCTATCAAGTCTAGAGGAAATGAAGAAGCTGGATTCAACGCTGCTGCTGACGCATTAGGAGAATTTGACGCTATCTTGAAAAACTTAGATACTCAAGGAGCTATTGAAGAGAACATGTTATTCTTAAACAGACAAACTTCTTTAGGATTTGACGATATGTTAGCTGGATTAAACGGTGGAAATGCTGGAGCTGGTTCTGCATATGGTATCTTTGAGAACTCTGAAGATATGGCATTGAACTTAGGATTCTCTGGATTCCGTCGAGGTTCTTATGACTTCTACAAGACTGACTGGAAATACTTAAACGATGCTTCTACAAGAGGTGGTGTAACTGAAGCTGCTGCTGTAGCTGCTCCTGTTGCTGCTATCGATGGTGTATTAGTACCTGCTGGAACTTCTACTGTTTATGACCAAGTATTAGGAACAAACATTAGACGTCCATTCTTGCACGTACGTTATAGAGCTTCTCAAGCTGATGACAGAAGAATGAAGCAATGGTTAACTGGTTCTGCTGGTGGAGCAATGACTTCTGACTTAGACGCTATGGAAGTAAACTTCTTATCTGAAAGATGTTTATGTGTACAAGGTGCTAACAACTTCGTATTGTTTACTAAGTAGTAGTATTATATTACTGTAATTCTTACCCTCGTTATATCAACGGGGGTAATTATTACTCTTATTAAATTATTAAACTATTAAATTATATTATATCATGAAAACAAAAGTAAAAGCAAATGAAAAGTGGGAAATCAAAGATAGAACTTACTTTACCACAGGATCATACCAACCATTAACGTTAAGAATACCAGCTAGGCACAGTTTAAAGTCGCCTATGCTTTATTATGACGAAGAAACAAATGAACAAAGAGAGTTAAGATACGCTACTAATATGTCATCACCATTTAAAGATGAACAAAAAGGAGAAGTAACTTTAGGTCATATCTTATTTAGAGACGGATCTTTGTTTGTACCAAAAAGAAATCAACAATTACAAAAACTTTTATCACTGTATCACCCTTTAAAAGGAATTAGATACACTGAATTTGACGCTGTTGAAGAAGCTGAAGATGAGTTAGATGTTATGGAGATGCAAATTGAAGCCTTAAATGCTGCTATGTCACTGGATGTTGACCAGTCAGAAGCAATATTAAGGGTTGAACTAGGATCTAGAGTTAGTAACATGTCATCTAAGGAACTTAAAAGAGATTTACTACTATTTGCAAGGCAGAATCCTGCTTTGTTCTTAGAACTCGCTAAAGACGAAAACGTACAATTGAGAAACTTTGCTATTAAAGCTGTAGAAGCTAAGATTATTAAGTTATCACAAGATCAAAGATCGTTTTCTTGGGCAAGTAATGGTAAGAAACTAATGACAGTTCCTTTCGATGAAAATCCTTACTCAGCTATGGCAGCGTACTTCAAAACAGATGAAGGTGTAGAAGTCTTCAAATCTGTGGAGAAAAAACTTAAATAGCATGTAATACTAATATGATGGGGATCACTTCGGTGGTCTCCTTTGTATTATAACAAATATAAAAAATAATGGCAATAAACGTAGACACAGTATACAAAACAGTTCTGTTAATACTTAACAAAGAGCAGAGGGGTTATATGACACCTGATGAATTTAATAGGGTATCTACTCAAGTACAGTTAGATGTTTTTGAGCAATACTTCGATGATTTAAACCAGCAACTACGAGTGCCACAATCAGATTACGACTACTCAGATAGACAAATGAGTATCGACGAAAAAATGTCACCATTCAAAACTTCAGGAACCTGCGTATACAGCGGGAGTAAATTTAATTTCCCTGTGGTAGAAGCTGGAGGCGGCACGGTTATATATGATGGCTCAGAACCTACTGGTTCTCAAGTAGCTTTTCATAGCTTAGGCACGGTGCTATACACACCTTTAACAGGTTTCCCAACAGAAATACAAAGATTGGCTCGTAATGAATTCTACAACATACAGCAATCTCCTTTAACAGCATCAACAAAAGACTTTCCAACATACTTATATGAGGGTGGTAAACTAACAGTTAGCCCTTCTTCTATACAATCAGAAGTTAGCATTAGTTTCTTAAGAAAACCAAAAAATGTAATTTGGGGTTACAACCTAGGTAACTTAGGTCAATATGTTTATTCGTCTGCAGATTCTCAAAACTTTGAGTTGAACACCGGTGAGCAAGTTAATGTTATAACTAGAATTTTATTTTACTCTGGAGTTATTATTAGAGATCCACAAGTTATACAAGTTGCTGCTTCTGAAATACAACAAAACGAAAACAATAAAAAAAGCTAATAGATGTCATTAATAACTGAAAACAATAGACAATACTACGAAGGTGCTCAAGGTTTTAGAGGTGACGGTACTACAGTTTCTTTTACTACAACTTTCAATACTGATCTAGAGTGGTACGCTGCTTCAGATTCTAATATAAACTACACAAAGAACAATTTTAAACTATATAGTAGCTCTAATGGTCTTCCAGGAAGCTGGAGTGAAGTTACTACAGGTTATACTGTTTCTGGAAATACTATAACATATACAGATGCTCCAGTTAACAACCTTTATATAGTAGCTCAACTAAAGAGACTGGATGGAGGTAATTATGGAAACACATACGCTGAAAAAGCTGTTGGTGAAACTGTTGAAAAGAATTATGGCTCATATGCTTACACAAAGCTAAATGATATTATAAATAACTTTATAGTTGCCTACGTTGGTGCTGGTAAATTAATACCAAGCGCTAAACGTACAGATATTATCTTTCACGCTAAGAGAGCAATGCAAGAGTTCAGTTACGATACATTAAGAAGCGTAAATTCTCAAGAACTCACAATACCTCACAGTCTTAGTTTACCTATTCCACAAGACTACGTTAACTACGTTAGTATGCACTGGATTGATGATCAAGGCGTTAAACATGTTATGACTCCTACTTCTATGACCACTAATCCTGGAGCTATACCATTACAGTCAGATAATGGTCAACCGATGCAGGACAACTTCGGAGATAACGTTGACGGTACGTCTATAACAGAAGACAGATGGAGTAATAACGCTTTAAAAAACAGAAGAGACGTTATAGATAACGGTGACTTTAGCTGGGATTTATTATATGGAGAGCAATCTTATGGCGTTGGCCAATTATATGGTCTTGATCCACAAAACGCAAACATCAACGGTTATTTCACTATAAACGATAGAGAGGGTAAGTTTTCTTTTTCTTCTGACTTGGTAAACAGAATAATAATACTAGAGTACATATCTGACGGACTTTCTACAGGAATGGATACTAGAGTGCCAAAGCTAGCTGAAGAAGCAATGTATGCTTATATAAGCCACGCTATTATAGCTTCTAGAATAAATCAACCTGAATACGTTGTAAATAGATTAAAAAGAGAAAAAAGCGCTAAGCTTAGAAATGCTAAATTAAGACTATCTAATATCAAACTTAACGAGTTTGTTCAGGTTATGAGAGGTAAGTCTAAATGGTTAAAACACTAAAATAAATGGCAGAAGTTAAAAATGCGTTCATAAGATCCAAGATGAATAAAGATCTTGACAGTAGATTATTACCGTCTGGAGAATATAGACATGCACAAAACGCTCAGGTTAGTAAATCAGAAGGATCAGATGTTGGCGCTTTAGAAAACATATTGGGTAATATTAAAATAGCGGATTTAACACAAGACATTCCAAATGTTTCTTCTATAGGTTACTTTGCAGATGATTCAAGTAGCACGGTTTATGTGTTTTTAACGGACAACACTGGTAATAGTTATGTACCTACAGGCGCGGGGTCAAATCATTTTATATATAAATACAACATTGCCACTGATACAGCGACTAAATTAGTTGAAGGTGCTTTTTTAAACTTTAGTAAATCAAACCTTATTTTTGGTGTAAACCTTTTGGAGGACTTGTTGTTTTGGACAGATAATAGAAATCAGCCAAGAAAAATAAATGTACAAAAAACTCTTGGTTACTACACTAACGAAGATCAAATATCTGTAGCTAAATACTATCCTTTCCAAAGCATAGAGTTATTTAAGGAAAGCGATATAGCTACTGGAGAATATGAAACAACAATGAAGGATGTCGTTAGTAAAAGCCTACCTAATGGAGGATCTGCTGGCGTGAGTTCTGCTGTGACAAATTCATCTTCTTTTGATATACAAAATCTTTATATACCTACATTCCCTAATGAGTTAAAAAGTGGTTTTACCGTAGGTTATGTTGATCAACAAGGGGCAATAGTAGATACAGGTGAAACTGTCGATACTTATGCTGATCCTACATTAACTCTTACTGGTAACGTAAGCATACCCTTGGTTGGTTCATCTACTGAATTGGTTTTTAACATTAATCCATATTACGAATCTGATTACTCTGGTGATATTGCTTTTTTAGAAGACAAGTTTATTAGATTTAGCTACAGATTTAAGTTTGATGATGGAGAGTATTCCTTAATAGCTCCATTCACACAGCCTTGCTTTATACCTAAGCAAGATGGATACTTTTTAAACACTGAAGTAGTTGAAGCTGGTCCGGGCGCGGGTGTTTCTGGAGATGAAAACGAAGCAATATCATCTACTGTTGTGGCTTTTATGGAAAACAAAGTTAACAACATTCACTTACAGGTGCCACTACCTTACTCTAAAGACACTTTAAAAAGCGATCTTCACGTAGACGAAATAGATATAATATATAAAGAATCTGATGGACTAGCTCTTCAAGTTGTAGAAACAATAAAAGTAGATCAAAACTTCACAGGAGCAAGCACGGTTTTAGATTATGATTATCAAGCAAAAAAACCTTATAAAACTTTACCTGAAAAAGAAATAACTAGAGTATACGACAAGGTTCCACTAAAAGCTTTTTCTCAAGAAGTTATAAGTAATAGAATTGTTTATGGAAACTATTTAAACAAGCCTACTCCACCACAGTTTATAAACTACAACGTTACCGCTACAGAAAAATTTGATTTTGATATAA